GGATATACGGGTGCAACTTATATAAATAGACTAGAAAATTTAGAGTCTAAAATTGGTGGCATTAGTGACAATGAAAGTGAAGTGCAAATTATAGAAGAAAGGTTTGCAAGTATAGAAACTAGTGTAGAGTTTTTAGAAAAAGAAATAGATGGTATAGAAATACCAAATGTTTCAGATATACAAAGTCAACTTGCTGCACTAGAAGTGCAGATGGAAGATTTTAAAGAAGATATAAACGAACTAAAAAAAGAAATCAAAGAATTAGAAAGTAATAAGAATCCCTTACTAAATTAAAATGCAAAAGTTTTGGGAGTGGTTAAAAAGTTTATTTATAACTTATTACAAACTTTCTGTAAGTTATAATGCAACTTGGGGTGATAAAGATGATCAAATTTTTTTAGTGAGAAAGTTTTATGTAAAAAAAGAAAAGCATCTTAGATTTAAAACTAAAGACGGAGAATTAGTAGAGATACGTGGTGCAGAAGGATTAAACTATAAGATAGAGCAACTATAATGAATCAATTTTTATTTGGCATAATATTATTACTAGGAGGATTTAGTTACTACATTTGGAATGAAAACATAACATTACAAGAAAATAATTTAAAACTAGAAAATGCAGTAGCAACACAAAAAGAAGCAATAGAATCTTTACAGGCTGATTTTAAATTGCAATCTGAATCTTTAATAGAGATAACTTTGAAACAACAAGCAGCAGAAAGAGAACTAAATAGATACTCAGAATTTATTAGAAATTATCAATTAACTGCTAAAATATTAGAAAACCCTGTAGAAATGCAAAGGAAAATTAACAATGGAACAAAACATATTATGGAAGACATCGAGAAAATTAGCGGTACTGTTGATGATCTTGACGATGGTTTGCAACTGCAGTCTTCTACCAACTAAACAAATAGAAGTTAAATCTAAACCTCTAGAAAGAAATATTATACAACCTGTTATGCCTAGAGAAATTGATTTGCGTGAGGTCAAATGGTTAACCATCACACCAGATAATTTTGAAGAACAGTTTAAAATCATAGAAGAACAAGAAGGTGAATTAGTCTTTTTAGCTATGACAGTTCCTGACTATGAGGTCTTAGCATACAATATGCAAGAAATAAAAAGGTATGTTACCGAACTAAAAGATGTAGTTGTTTACTATAGAAAAGTTACAACAACTCCTAAATCAATAGATAAGGATTAGTATGAAAATATCAGAAGAAGGTAAAGCACTTATAAAGAAATTTGAAGGTTGTGAATTAAAAGCATATAGATGTCCAGTAGGTAAATTAACAATAGGTTATGGTCATGTAAAAAATGTTAAAGAAGGAGATGAGTGGACACAAGAAAAAGCAGAACAGATGCTTAACAAAGAACTCAAAGAATACGAGGGCTATATAAATGACTACGTTCAAGCTCCCTTATTACAATGTCAATTTGATGCCCTCGTAGCTTGGATATACAATCTTGGTCCTACAAACTTCAGAACGAGTACATTAAGAAAAAAATTAGAGCCTGAAACAATGGATGAAGTGCCTAGAGAAATAAGAAGGTGGAATAAAGCTAATGGTAAAGTTTTAGATGGTTTAGTAAGACGTAGAGAAGCAGAGGCACTTTTATTTCAAGGTAAAGAATGGACAGAGGTATAAGTAATGGCACTTAGTAAATTTATATTTAAACCAGGAATAAACAAAGAAGGTACAAATTATTCTAATGAAGGTGGTTGGTTTGATGCAGATAAAGTTAGATTTAGAAAAGGCAGACCAGAAAGAATAGGTGGTTGGTCAAAACAAACCTCTAATTCATATAGAGGCACTGCAAGAAAAATACATATATACAATACTATTGATCAAGATTACTACAATATTCTAGGCACTCATAAAAAATTATATGCACAACAAGGAGTTACTTTTGCTGATATTACTCCGATAAGACTTACAACTTCAGCAGGTGATGCAACTTTTGCTAAAGTAGAAAATGGTTCAAGTTTAATCACAATTACAGAAAATGCTCATGGAGCAACAGCAGGTGATAGTGTAACTTTTAGTGATGCTGCAAGCTTAGGTGGTAATATAGTTGCTGCTGTTTTAAATCAAGAGTATGAGATAGTTAGAGTATTAACTGCTAATACATTTCAAATAAATGCAAAAGATACAGATGGTAATGAGGTTACAGCTAATTCATCCGATACAGGTAATGGTGGTTCTAGTACAGTAGCTGTTTATCAAATAAATAGCGGATTGGATGATTATGTAAAATCTTCAGGTTGGGGTGCAAACCCTTGGGGTAGTAGCTCTTGGGGTTCAGCAACTGCAATAACATATACCAATCAGTTGAGACTTTGGAGCATAGATAATTTCGGAGATGATGTAATAGCTTGTCCAAGAGGAGGACCTTTATATTATTGGGATGAGTCCTCTGGCACTGGCACAAGAGCAGTGGCAGCAAGTAGTAGAGCAGGTGCAAGCAATGCACCTACTGCAGTTTTACAAGTAATGATGTCAGATATAGATAGACACGTTATAGCTTTTGGTTGTAATCCTATAGGTTCGTCAACAATCGACCCACTGTTAGTTAGATTTTCTGATAGAGAAAATGCAGTTGATTGGACACCAACAGCTACAAATTCAGCAGGTGGTGTACAACTATCTTCAGGTAGTTACATTATTGGTGCTATTAGAACAAGACAAGAAATTTTAATTTGGACAGATATGGGCATAACATCTATGCGATTTGTAGGTGCTCCTTTTGTTTTTACCTTTAATGAAGTAGCAAGTGGAATGTCTTTGATATCCCCTAATGCTGCAGTATCAGTAGGTAATCAAGTTTACTTTATGGATAAAGGTTCATTCTATGTTTATGCAGGTTCTGTACAAAGATTGCCATGTAGTGTGTTAGATCATATCTTTAGTGATTTTAATGATGAACAAGCTTTTAAAGTTTTTGGTGCTCCTATACCTGAACATAATGAGGTCATATGGTTTTATCCAAGTTCTGACTCTTCAGAGATAAATAGATATGTAATTTATAATTACTTAGAACAGTCATGGAGTATTGGCACTACTGCAGATGGTTTTACAAGAACTGCTTGGAATCCAGCTTATTCACAAGACTTTCCGTTAGCTGCAGGTAAATTAGATACTACAGATGATAACTTTTTGTATTACCATGAGTTTGGACATAGTGCAGATGGTTCTAGCTTTACAGCTTTTATAGAGTCTGCTGATTTTGATCTAGACCCTGATGGAGAAAACTTTATGTTTATTTCTAGAATTATTCCTGATTTAGAATACAGAGGGTCTTCAGATACAGGCAATACAGTTAGTATTACTCTAAAAGGTAGAAACTATCCACTAGAAAGTTTAGCGAGCTTAGACACGATATCTGTAACTCCTAACACTACTTTCGTAAATACTAGAGCAAGAAGTAGGCAAACTGCTATCAGAGTAGAGAACAGTGCAGATAATTTTGGCTGGCGATTGGGAGATATAAGATTAGATTTAAGACAGGATGGTAGAAGATAATGGCAGAAAAAACTAATATTCCTTTACCACTGCCTTCATTAGAATATGACTCTGTTAATGAATCTGTTACTAGAAGAAATATAGAACAAGGGTTTCAAGATATTAACAGTGAGATTGGTGCAAACAAGAGAGCACAAGATTCTATAAGCTCAAAGGCAATACGAAGACATCAATTTTTATTAATGGGTGCAAAGCATGGCTGATAGTTTAAAAGTATTAGCACAATTAGACCCAGCAGCAACTACTACTACAACTTTGTATACAGTGCCTGATAAGACACAAACAACAATTAGTTCTATTGTTGCTGCAAATAGAACTGGCTCTGCTATAACATTTAGATTAAGTGTTCATGTA